GTCACCAGAGCGAACCAGATGTTTTTAATTATGCCTCTGACAATGTTATGGTGCCGCCTTACGACTTTAACCGGCTGGCGGAATTTTTAGAAGTTGACCCCTATCATTATCGTTGTTGCCGGACGAAAGCAAAAGATACAGTTGCGAAAGGTTGGAATTTAACCGCCGTCAAAACACCGCCAAAAGAAGATAAAGAAGCCCAGAAATTACACACCGAAAATTACAATAAATTATTTAACTTTTTCCAAAACTGTAATCCCGAAATGTCGTTTACCGAAATGCTGGAAAATCAGATTATGGATTATGAAAGTATCGGGAATAACTTTTTAGAAGTCGTTACGGACGAGAAAAATATTCCGATAGGATTATTCCACGCCCCGGCAATTGAAATGCGGGTTAAAAAAGATAAGACTGGATTCCTGCAGATTACCGGCAATACCAGAGTCCATTTTAAAAATTTCGGGGATACAACTGTCGTTGACAAACGAACGGGTAAACCAGCGTCAAAGAATTTGAAACCGGAATATCAGGCGTCCTGTATGATTCAGTTTAAAAAGTATTCCGCCCGATATAGATATTACGGTCTGCCTGACATTATCCCCGCCCTCGGTGCAATCGTTGGCAACCTTGAAAGCCGGGATTATAACATTCAGTTTTTTGAAAATAACGCTATTCCTCGGTATGCTATTATCGTCAAAGGTGGGTCGTTAGATTCTAAAGTTGAACGGAAAATAAAAAAATATTTCTTAGAGGAATTAAAAGGCAGATTTCATAAAACTTTAGTTTTGAGTCTACCGGCCGGCTGTGAAGTTATTTTTCAAGAATTAGACATTGAAGTTAAAGAAGGTTCATTCCGAATGTTTCGGGTGGATAACCGAGACCAGATAATTCACGTTCACCAAGTACCGCCCGCCAGAGTTGGTATAATTGAAACCGCTAATTTAGGTTCCGGTTCTGGATATTCTCAAGCGGAGATGTACAAGGACGCGGTTATTGAACCAGAACAGTCGCAAGTTGAATCCCGATACAATAAACTTATCGTCCGTGGCGGTTTTGGGATTGACGATTGGGAATTCCGGTTAGAAGATATTGACATTCGGGATTTTATGGAGATGAGCACTATCGTTAAAAACCTCTCCGAGTCAAATTCATTTTCACCGAATGAAATTAGAAAAGTCGTCGGCTACCCACCTCGCATTGGCGGAGATAGAATTTGGCACGGCGGGGCACAGTTGTTTTTAGACGAGTTCGGGGAGACAAAAGAAGAGTTAGAAAAACGGTTTGAATATTTAGGCACACGGATTGAAAGTCTTTATAACCTGTTACGTAAACAAAAATAAACTTATGGCAGAGCAAGAATTTTCAACTTTACCGATAGACACTTCGCCCGAAGTTTACGACGAATTTACCCGTCTGGTTGCCGATTTATCTTCATTCAAAAAACGCACGGCTATTGTTAAACCGAAATTAAACCCGATAATAAAACGCTTCCGCAAGTCACTGGAAAAAGTCTTTGATAAATTTCACAGTGATTTTATTGCACAGTTAGACAAAAACAACACGCTGGAAAAACTTTATAAAGACGCACAGAAACAACAACTATTTATTAAAACTAACCAGCCCGAAATTCCCGCAGTTGATAAAGAGTTTGGCAAGATAAAAGTTTCTGAAAAAGGTTTGACGACTTCAATTGCAAAATATGCGACGGAAGGATTTAACGAGGGTGGCAAAACCGGATTGCAACGATTAGGATTTGATATTTCGTTTGATCTTAAAGACCCGAATATTTTAGAGGCAATAAAAGACCGGGCTAATTTAATCGGTAAAGATGTGCGGGATAATATTGTATTTAGTGACCTGAAACGACTGGTTGCACAGGGGTTATATTATGAGGGTATGAGTCCGTCACAAATTGTTAGTCGGATAGGTTTACTTTTCAAAGATTCAATCACGCCATACCGGGCTGATAGGATTGCCCGGACTGAAAGTTTAGTTGCTTCTGAATTTGGATTACATCAGACTTATTTAGAATCGGGTGTACCAGAAAAAAAATGGGAAGCTATTTTAGATATGGCTACTCGGCCCGAACATCGGGCGGCTCATTATTTGCTACCTATAAAAACTGATGAACCCTATATTGTTGGTGGTGAAAAGATGATGTTTCCGGGCGACCAGTCACTTGGGGCAACGGTAGAAAATATTGTAAATTGCCGGTGTGATTCTGTACCGATTGTTCCGAAAGGAAAAGAAATAAAGCCGTGGCAGGGAGAGAAAATAAAATGAGTGGTACGTTTTTAAGGGATAAAGATTTTGGAATAACTCACGTGCCTTTTTCTAAAATTCACAAGGGCGAAGACTTTACGAAGTTGCCCGACGATGTTTTGGTTTATGACCATTCACTTATCCACACGGCATATAATACTTTTAAGCGGTTAGGTTCTTACGGCGACTGGACGGTAAAAGAAATTTTAGAATATCATTCCGGGATAGTTAGAGAAATGCTTAACCGTGGCTTTCAACATAATACGCCGTTTGAAAAATCACAGTTAATAAAAGTAGACACAGGGTCTTTGGCTGCCGGTGGTTTACGGTTACCCGAACAAGGTGCAGTCTCGGATATTGACATTGACATTCCCTTTGCGGATTTTGACAAATTAAGTGAAGACAAACTTTTTAATCTTCATCAGTTTTTACACGCTGCCTATCAAATAAAACAGGCGGGCGGAAATGTTTTACTAAACCAAAAACCGGCGACGCTTGAGGATATAATAAATTATCACGCTTTGTTAATTGAAGAAATGAACCGCCGTAAAATTTCGCATATCCGAGTAAGTCCGCTTGATGAACAGTCGGTACAATTTGAAAAACAACAATACGCCCCGGTTTACCCCGGACATACGAACGATTTTCCCGAAGCAATTCAGCTGCCGGATATTTATAAATTATTTGAGTCATTCAAAATTAAAACGCCGTTTATTTGGATAGTGGGTTCACTGGCTAACTGGGGTAAGACGTATGGTGATATAGATATTTTAATTCGGGCGAAAGACTTACCGCCGGAATTTTATAAACCGATTGAGTTCCGGTTAGGGAGACAATTGCCGTGGGACATATCCCGCCGGGTCTCAATTCACCTTGACAACTTTTCTGGGTTTTTTACTAATGCCGTGCCGTTATACGATTTAACTTTAGAAAAAATTAAACCAATGACGGTAATTGAAATGAGAGATGAGTCACTTTGTTTAGATGCAAAAGTTATTGAAGATAGTGCTATCTCTTTAGTTTGGGATAACGAAAATAAAAGTTTAACATTCCCAAATTTTGAAAAGCAGGCGGATAAAGAAAAACTTCAAGAGCAAGCCGCACTTTCCGCTAAAGAGGATAAAATAATTTTAGGCAGATTTTTCCTGCCAATGAAACCGACACGGGGATACTATCCTGAACAGCGACAGACGATAGAATTATTTTTATCATTTTTTCCGCCCGAGGTATTTCCGGTCTGGAGTTCTAAAAAATATGATGGTATAAATACAATAATATTTAAGTCAAATAACCGAGTTACAATTTTATCCGAAGATGGTGAAGATAATACCGACCGCTTTCCGTCAATCGTCGCCGAGGTGCAAAACTTAAATGCAATTAATTTATGTCTGGTGGCGGAGTTAGAATATTGGGAAGGTGAAAAACATTTACCCCGTGAAGTCGTGGCGGGATACACACATTCCAAGTCCGAACCCGACGACTCAAACATCGTGGCGAATGTTTATAATATTTTGTACTACGATAGTGAAGATGAACAGGCGGGCGACCTGCATAATAAACCGCATTCGGAACGAATAACATATTTGGATAAACTTGGTTTTGGACAATCCGTTTTTGGAATACCAGATACAAAAATAAAACTCAACGGTTGTCCCTATTTTATTTCAAGAAATGTAAAAGAATTAGAAGAAGATACGGAATTTTTACGCCACCTTCCCGGCTCAGAGGGCAACGTCGCTTCCTTTCACAATACACTTTATAATTTATCCGGGCAACGTAGCGGGATGATTAAATTTCATAACTCCGCCTCAATGAACGCAATAATTATTGACGCAATAGAAACTAAAGTCGCAGGAATTTATAATTTTGTTTTTGCCATTGACCCCGAAGATTTTAACGTCGCTAAACGTGACTCGGTGGAATTTAACGGTAAAAAATATTTGTTAGTCGGTAAAACTTTTTCGTCCGCCCACCCAGCAAAAGTTGGGGACATAATAGAGGTAGAATTTGAAACGTTAAACGTGGAATACCGAGAGGCAGAGAACGGTTATTCTGTCGGTGCTTGGGTGCCACGGGTTATGGGCAAGCGGGAAGGAATTAAACCGGATACAATTTCAGAGGTCAAGCAAAAGGCAAAAGACGGTTTAGTTTTACAGGAAAAAGTTGTTACCCCGACGGGAATAATTTATAAACAAGACGTAAACCCGTTTATGATTTTGCCCGCTGAAAATGAAACCTATAAATACGTTATCCAACATCATTACCGCGGAAAAACTTCCCACATAGATTTACGAATGGAATCTACCGGCAAAAAGTTTCTAATCGGTTGGACGGTGGCGGATATGATAGAAGATAAAATTAAAAATCCGGTGGAGACTTTAGACGAGGCGAAGAAACTTGACGCCGACCCCGACGTGTGGAAAATAGATTGGCAGACAGGTAATTTCAAAGAACGCAAAACCCGAGCGGGCAATATTGTAAGGGCGGAGCTGCGCGCCTGGGAAAAGGCGGTCGAACCTTTAGAATGGTTGGAAGTCTTGGGTATTACCCCCCCCTTCCCAGCTCCCGGCTCTACGAAACAATACCGGGGAGTCTTTACAATTATTGACGAAGGCACGGTTGAATATGGTACGCAAAAATTAGATTTTCACGAATACTTTTTACACGGCGACAAACTTAATGGCAGATTTATTTTCCGCCGGTTAGCCCACGCTGAAATGGAAAAGATTTTACCGCCGGGCACGATAGAAATTTCCGAACCGGATACTGGCGAGGCAACTTTTTGGGTTATGGTTCAGCCGGTTGACCAAGTGCCTTACGTTTTAACTCAGCGGGCGGTGGATAAGAAATGGATTCCGCCGGTCGGATTTTCTGCCTTGCCAAAAAAGATTCGGGACATTATCCCGCCGGAATATCGGTACTGGAATCAGGCGACTTTAACCGAGGCAACTTTAATGCGGGATGCTCTGGTTAAAGAAATTACCGACGGAAATATTAAAATTGACTTTGTGGATTTAGTCAAAAGCGAAACGGCAGATTTTGAAAAGGGAGTCCGGCAGGCGTTCGGCAGTCCCGGCGGTAAAAGTCGAATTGCGAAAAAGATTGCGGCGTATATTCCGAAACATAAAATTTACTGCGAGCCATTCATCGGTGGCGGGGCAGTTCTATTTGCCAAAGACCCCAGCGAGGTTGAGGTTATAAACGACCTTGACTCCGAGATTGCTTTTGCCTATCGGTACATTAAAAACATCACGCCGGAAAAAATTGCGAAGTTAAAGCAGATGAAAAATGAGCCCGACCAAGATTATTGGAATAAACTAAAAAACAAAACTGAATTTACGTCGGATGATGACCGGTTTCACAGTTTTATTTATCTACTTAAAAATAGTTTTGGAAAAGGTAGATTAA